ACACGTTCTCGCCAGTTGAATTTTGTGCTATCGTTTGCCCACTGTTGAGTAAACGATTTTGTTTTATTTCGTTTTGTTTCAGGCTGTGTGGACTGATACGCCTTCTCAAGGGTTCGTGTCGGCCCCAAGTTGCGATACGCCAGAAACCGCGCATAGGCCGCGTTGCTCTCATTATCAAGTTGATCCCACGGTTTGCGCGCCACACCTATCTACCCCACCCCATACTCGATATGTTCATCTACTGCTACCCGCCGCCACGTCCCACGCGGCCCCATACGGAACTCAATCACTACCACCAGGCACGCAACCATGCGCGCCAGCGCGAACCCGACACGCGACGGCAAATAGTGAGCAATCCAAACGGCGACGTGAAAGATCCACAGCCGTCGGGCGCGGTACTCGATGTTCAATGGTTCGCTCATAGTTGATCCGTTGGTCGCATATGCGCGATGAGCATCTGTATCTCTCGGAGCAGCATCAGTTGTTCATTGACGGCGTACACCGCTCGTAGGTACTCGCCGCGGCGCTCCACTGGCAGCAGTTCAGCATAGGCAACGAGCCTGTCGATAGCGTGCTCCGGCGTGATGTGCGTAGCCTGCGTCACTCCGCTACCACCCCACTACTATGAACATAGTACGTACTCTCTGACAGGCGGCCCCACTGCCCACCGTATGCCTCATCAGTCCAGTCGCACCACTCTGCGATATGTAGGCGGCTTCCGGGCATGAGGATCTGTGCAATGTTCGCGTGTGGCGGCGCTGGCACCTCAGGCGCGTACCGCACATAGGCCGTGATACCATCAGGCACGACGTACCAATGCGGTGCACGTCGCTCCGGCGGCGGCCCATAGACAGCAGAGACGAATGCATCCCAGTCGAGGCCCTGCGGGTCACTCTTACGGCCGGGGGCAATCTGGCTATGGCGTACGAGTTGGGATTGTGGGATGTTGTAGTCGCTCACGAGTTGACGCACGAGCCACACAGCGGCGTCAAACTGGCGCGCATCGTGCGGTGTGAATGTGTTGGGGTGCGACAACTCAATCCCGATGCTATGATCGTTAAGGTGGCTCGTTTGCACGCCGTTTACAATCCAGGAGGAGGCGCCAGCGTGCCAGGCGCGGTTCGTATCGTGCACGAATTGGGTGATCTTCCCATCTGGAGAGATGTAATAGTGCGTAGAGACGGGCGCGGCAGGATTGCCGCCCTGACGCAGCCACTCATAATCGCTCGGATGGCTTCCGGCGGTGGCGTGCATCACGACCATACGGCGGGAGTTGCCGCCGCTGTAGTAGTGCGGCTGCGTCATTTCCACGCGATGAATGAGATAGGTCATCCCACTTCCCCCATCTGCTCTGCTGCTTTTTCGATACGGCGCCACCATTGCGCCCACTCCAGAACACCGTCAATCCATGTGCGATAGGCAACAAGACCGCCATAGTAGGAATACCCATGCCCATCGCCGTGCTCCATTGGGACGTGGCCAATATTGCGCGTCAGGCCCGCATTGCCACGCTTGCCATAATCGTTCAGGCTGTTCCAATAGGCGAGCGCCCATGCCGGATCAATGCCGTAGCTCACGAGGATTTTATATGCCTCGCTAGAGTGGGGCGCGAGCGGCGATTGTGCCATCTCAAGAATGGCTGTGAAGCGTTCCAGAGAAATGCATGGCAGGCTATACATCAGTCCTCAGGCTCCTTCCATCCCGGCACATCTGTAGCCATTCTACCGTGCCGGTACCAGAGCTGCGACGCAAGTGCTGCTGCAAATCCCCACGCCGCCTGTATCCAGTCATCGCCTTGCGCATAGGCGAGCAATGCCGCTGCCGCAACGCCGATGAGGAGCGAGAGGAGCGTGCTTGTGTGAAGCGCATAACGCGGCTTGTGGAGGAGCGCATACAGCCAGGCCAGCACCTGGCTATGAGGACGTTGCGGCGGCGGCGGGAAGGCATCGCGCAGATTGGCAAACAGGATAGACGACGCCGCGCCCGCTCCGGCCTGCGAGGCGAGATAGGCGAGTGTAGATATCAGTTCAGTCGGCATCGTTTCCATCTGGCAGTGGTCCTAGCTCCTGTGTCTCTGGCGTTTCATACGCCTGATCGTCATAGCGTGCCAGGCGAGTACGGTCTTCCTCGTGTTTCGCGCTCTGTCTCTGGATTTCTAACCAGTGCGTGTGAACTTTCTTTCTCAGGTTCTCCACTTCGGCTTGCAATGCCCTGTATTGCTGCAACGTTTCGGCATGCTTGGCCTCGCTTTCTTCGAGTGCCAGGAGGTGTGCATCAGCCTGTTGTTTGCACACATTCAGTTGATATTCGAGCTGCAACACCATATGGTGCGCCTCTCGCAGTGCCTTACCTTGAGCTGCAAACTCGTTTTCATTGGCAGCGAGCCGATCACGTAAGTCGGTTTCAATCGCACGCGCTCGCGTCAGTTGCTCCTCAATCGTCGTATAGAGCATGTCCGACAACTTGAGCGAATTTTCGAGCCGTTCAGACTGTTCGGCCTGATCCTGGGCGAGGAGTTTAATTTTAAAGTCCAGACGCTTTTCGGATTGAGCCTGTAGGTACTTGACAGTTTTGAACACCCCACCAGCCAGGCCACCGAGCGCAGTAAGGATCAGTGAGAGGAATGCAATAACCTCGGCTGGATTGTCCTGGATGAATTGCCACACAAACCCTCAATGAAAACCTGATACGTCAGTCTGATTATAACATATATCCTTCCTTTTTGGTATCCCTCTCCAGCACGCGCCGCACATCCTCTTTCAATCCAGGGCGGGCACCGCGCCAGTCGTGCGCATCGTTGAGGCTGGCACACTCAGCAAGGAGCAGCCACAATTGCCTGGTGTAGTGTGGGTTGTAGCGGCGGATGTATGCCGTGTCGGTTTCGATAGCACAGCGCAGTGTTTCGATGGTTGCGGTGTCCATAGGTTACTCCTCTTCAAACATATCCAGCTGTCGCGGCCTGTTCTGCTCCTCGGTATCGCATACGAGCGCGTGTATACTGTCGCTCTCTAGCGTTCGTAGCACGTCCAGTGCATCGCCGTGGTAGAGTTGTGTAATCATTGCGCCTCCATCACCCGCTGTGTCAGGAGCGGCGGAACGGCATTGCCGATAATCCTGCACGCCAGGGCTTTGCGCTCCGGCAACTCGTACCAGTCGGGGAACGATTGGAAACGCGCCAGGGCACGCGGCGTCATTTTGACTATACGGTGTGGCACCAGGGCGCGAGCAATGGCGCTCGCGCCCTGTGTAGGAGATGGTTCGTTGCCAGAAACTACCGGACGGTATGTGTCACCGTCTCCTACCAACACCGCCCGCGCCGCGTGTCGGGCGTCTGTCTGTGCCTTGACCGCAAACGCAGGCGCGCAATCAGCGACGCTCGTGCAGGTTGTGCCGTTGGTGTTGGCTTGCCCGTCCAGGAGTAGGGCGCGCCAACAATCTGAATGTGATGCCATAACCGCTCGCGTCGGCTCGTTCAATGCTGACACACCAACGCCGGGGGCAGCTTGTGGTTCACTTGTGTTTGCACCTCCTACCATCACGCTTTTCCGCACATCCGCAGGCAGGCGTGCCAGTTGCCAGGGTGCGAACTCGCTATCTGGCAGTGTGTCTACCAGATCAGCAATTACTTCATACCAGCCTATCCACGGCAGTAGCCCACCGAACATATCATCGCGCCCACCCCGGCAATGCGTGGCAGCAGGCCGCACCACGCGCCCATTACGACATGCCACCAGAATGAGACGGCGGCGCGTCTGCGGCACGCCGTAGTCGGCTGCGTTCAGATGCCACCATTGCACGTCATAGCGCAGCGCACGCAATGCCTGCACAATCAGCGCGAACGACACACTTTCGCGATAGCCATAGACCTGCTCCAGACTAAACACAGGCGGCTGCTGCTCCTGGATTGCGCAGGCCGTGCCGCGTGCCATCTCGATATCGAGTTCGGTTTCGGCTGCATCGTCTTTCGCAACGCTGAAATTCGGACACGGTGGGCTTGCGTGTAGCCAGCCCACACGCGGCAGCGCGCTATAGTCCACATCCTGCACAGGCGCTACAATCATCTGTGTGTCAGGCAGGTTGCGCGTGTGCCACTCGGCTATGGCGGCGTCATACTCGACCGCCCACAGCGGCGTATAGCCTGCCTGTAGCGCGCCAATGTCAGCGCCGCCGCCGCCGCTAAAGAGCGAGGCAAATGTACCCATCACTCACTCCTTTCCACTCGCTCGCGCAGCCGCTCCACGGCTTGCGGCAGACTGTACCACGGCGGCGCGTCTGTGTCGTCCAGTGTCCAGTATGACGCCGTGGGTACATCGATGCCGAGCGTAGTTGACAGGCGCTCCAATTCGGCGTACAAGGCGCGGCGCTGTTCGGCCCGCGCTGCCAGTTCAGGCTGGTCGGGGTAGTGGCGTTGTGTTTCGAGTTTGCGGCGTGCCATCTCACTCCCCTTGCTTCCGTCTCAATGCGGCGTTACGTGCATCTTTTTCAGTCGCGTAGGGGATACCATCGGTATGGGCCAACTGGCCATCTGTGGTTTGCTCACAGACATACCAGCCATCGTGGTCATTCCCGTAGATCACCATCGTTGGAGTTACGGGTACTTCGGGTACTTCGGGTACTTCCAAGGACACTTCACTTTCACTCTGTACATGCGCGCGCGCGTACATGCGCGCGTTACTGTGTATAGAAGTACCCGAAGTACCCGAAGTACCCGTAAGATTGACATGAATAAGGCGATACATATTGCCCTTCGTAGCTGTGTTTTTGGCCTTCTCAATGCGGTATTGTGCGCCTTCAATGGTATACACCGCATCGACCTGGCTGTTGAGCAAGTACCCGAGAGACTGAAGGCGCTTGCGCTCGGTATCGCCCTTGACTGGTAGGTCGATGTCGCGTATTGTTTCATAGACCTGTCCAGCAGACACCCATGCATTGCCAAACTCTTCATGCCAGAGCGTAAAAAATGCCCGCCACATATTGATGCGCTCGTTGTCACCTTCAATCTTCTGGATTGCATTTTCCAGGAATGTGTCAATACCACACGATGCAAGGATTTTGCTCATAACTGTACAGTATTTCGTGAATGAACCGAGCCGGGGAGTTGTCACACGAGCATTGCTTGATAGGCCATACTGAATAATGGTCAGACATGCCTGGATCAATTGCACACGATGGTCATATGTCCACTGCACAATGTCAGAGTGCCGAAAATCGTTCCGCAGTGCTGGCTGTTCACAGTCTGCTACCAGGCGAATAGGCACAACACGGCGCGGCATGTCACCGGACACGGATACATTATTCCCGGTGGCAATCCAGATGGTATACACTGGCACATCTGCAATACGTCCAGTACCGATAACACGATCTGACCAGTGCTGGGCAGTGATGGCCTTTTCGAGTTGCGCAGAATTGATATAGCGCACATTGTCGTAGGTGATTGAGAGCGGCATATGCTCAAGCGCGCTCGTCAGGCTTTTGCGTACCTCTTCATCATTATCAGCTAATGAGGACAATGGCGCGGGTGCGTTTGTCCAGATGATATGAAAGAGATCGTTCAGTAGTCCTTTGCCCGTGCCTTCTCTCGCCGCCTCAATCAAATGCAATGGAGTAGCGCCGCGAATAGCGCCACGCACAAACGGCAACAGCAGCAGCGCCAGCGCGTTAGCATAGTCTGCATTTGTTTTGAATGGGAAATCAACGAGCATATCATCAATCAGCCTGATCGCCTCGCTCACGTGCTGATCGGAGCATTCCCCAGGAATATCGATATCAATTTCCGGCTTATAATAATAGCCGCTCTGCTGATCGTAGCCTGGCATTTTGACAATATGACCCTGAGGCGCAACCACAGGAATAGCAATAATGCGCTCTATAGCAGGCAGATCGGGCATACCATAGCGCATACTGTCAACGATAGACGCAGGCGGCGCGACAAAGCGGATTTTTGTATTCTTGCCTGTGCCCACATCTTTCGGAAATAACGCCACATTTCCCAGCAGATACCGCATATTCCTGCGGTCAATCGGCTCGATCTTGTTGTCAACAATGCGGTATAGTTCACCCCCCATCGTGTACAGTTGTGGGCCGTATTCGCTCCCGATCAGCGCGCCCCATGCCGCTGGAACCAATTCCGCTATGTCCTCATTGGTCACATCAATAACCGGTCTGTCAGTCCCCTGATCGCCGTTACTATGGTTGTCGTTGTTGGCCTGGGCATCGTCGGTCTGTGTGTCGTGCCTTTGTCCGGGAGTGCTGCCATTGTGCCGGTTTTCCACTGGCAACCCAGCATACTCTGGTGTGCCGCCGCTGCGGGCGCTGGCAATGGTAGCGGCGATCTCCTTCTCAGGCAATCCTCTTTGCTGTGCCGTTGTTTCGATTTCAGCAAAGACACTCTCGGACAGCCTGCCCGCCAGAACAAATTCATTCACGCGGCGCGCCGTCTTGAATAGCGTAGCGTTGCGCGTACCGTTCTGACAGCGCTCCAGTTCCGCCAGTTCAGCGTCAAGCGCTTTTTCTGCGTATGGGTCGCCAGTGCTGGTGCTACGCTTTGTTTGGGGCGCGGGTTGCTCTTGTCGCTTTCGCTCTGGCTTACAGGTTATCCATTCAGGCAACGGTGCCAGGCCGTTGTCATTCTCCCAGGCATACACAGCGCCCGAGGGATGCACAGACGGCGCCGCAACGATATAACCACCGTCGCCCCGCACATCCAGCCCGGTCACGCCGTGCAGCCCGGTACGGTTCGGCGTGTGTGTCCCAGGATGCTGATAGAGCCTGTGCTTGCCGTGTGCGGTGGCTTGTGTGAGTGTGGGCACGTCACCTTGCAGCAGTACATGTTCTTCGGCTTGCTCGTTGTCGGTATCAAGCACCACAAAACCAGACACTGCGCCGGTGGCAATGCCGATGTTATAACGCGGATTTCGCCCCCACCAGGCGCGTATCCGGTCAGGGTCGGTGGTGGCGTTTTTGAAGCCGCCATTGATGGCGGGCGCCTTACCGTTTTCCTTCAAAGGGAAAACATGCCAGCCGCGCGCGGCGTAGTCGAGTGCTGTGTCTAGGAAAGTCATAAATACTCCTATGTAAGTTTATCGGGTTCAACGCTCAATGCTATCAGGCGCTCTGTCAGTGCCGTTCGGCGTCCATCCTCTCGAATATTACCGACCGCTTTTTGCACTGCGCTACGCTCTCCGATGATAATACCTAACTGTTTGCCTCGTGTAACAGCGGTATAGAGCAACCGCCGCGTGAGCATAAACTGATGCACGCTATGTGTTACAACAATCGCACACGGGTATTCGCTGCCTTGTGCCTTGTGAACGGTCACAGCATAGCCGTGCGTAGCTGTCAATTCATCGAGCGGTATGCCGGTTGACACATCGAGATCAACAAAGGTTTTTCCGTTATCCTGGTAGACACTTTCCACCCGGCACTCTTCACCGTTAACCAGTCCACGATCCAGGTTATTGGCAGTCCAGATCAACTTGTCACCCTCTCGAAGTATTTTGTCAAACCAGCGCACTTCATCCTTATCGAATGATTGTTCATTGAGCACAGCCTGAAGTTCAACGTTTAACGCCTCGATACCGCAGGCGTGCTTATATTGCGGCGCAATCACCGTGATCTCATCAGGCTCTATACCGTATTTCTCTGGTATCGCCTTCGTGATCAGTCTCAGGATATGCTCTGCTACCCTCTCAGGCTGCGTCACCTCGAAAAGAAACATGTCACTGTCGGGATCGTTATCCAGGTCGGGCATCGTGCCATTATTAACACTATGGCTCGTTGAAATAATCTTACTTTCACCAGCCTGTCGTAGCACTTGCGTGAGCCGCGCCATAGGCACATTGGCACCAATCAGGTCAAACAGGACGCGCCCTGGCCCTACCGATGGCAACTGATTGTCGTCGCCCACCAGTATCAGATGGCATTCATCGCGCAATGCATTGACTAGCCATTCCGCAACCTGAGTATCGAGCATCGATGCCTCATCGACAATCACGATATCTGGCTCTGCTGGTTCAAAGACATTATCAGTACTCATCAGGCGATTGACCAGCCGATGTACCGTTGTGGCCTGCATGCCACTCGTTTCGCTCAGTCGTTTTGCAGCCTTACCCGTAGGGGCGCAGAGTTTCATGTGCCTCACACCTGCACGATGCAGCGCGTCAAGCACCAGACGTTGCACCGTCGATTTGCCGACACCGGCCCCGCCAGTAAGCACACTCACCTTATTCTCCAGGAGAAAACGCACGGCCTCTTGCTGCTCATCAGTCGGTCTGAATGCAGCATTATCAAAGATGGTTTGCCAGTCGAGTGTTTTAATATTGCTGGCGATGTGGCTATGGCCTGTCATCAGGCGATGCAAGCCATATGCTAGTTGTTCCTCGCAGCGTAGCATCTCAGGGGTATAGCAGCGCTGCTGCTCATCGATCACCAGAAGCGCATTCGTATCACGCTCCTGATTAACTAGAGCATCCATGATCTTGTGGCTAGGCAATCCGAGCATATCGCTTGCCGCTGCCAGTACAGCATCTTTGCCTGTCCATGTATGCCCGTTCTGCTCTTCTTTCGCTGCAATATACTTGCACGCAGCTTCGAGCCGTCGCGGGTCGTCTGCCGCAACACCCATAGCCTCAGCGATGGCATCGGCTGTTTTCCAGCCCACACGCGGTGCATTCATCAGGTGATAGGGGTCATTGTTTGCAATGCGCCCGAGCGTTTCACCCTGCGCTCTTGCCCATTCGTTGAGGCGGGCGATCATTTTGGTGCCGATGCCAGCGACACCTATCAACAACCGCTCAGTATCCTTCTCCGCTGCACTGCGCTGCCACTCAGCAAGAAATTGCGCTGCTGTCTCGTTCTCTATGCCGATTGCAATCAACTGCTCAGGCGTGGCAGTATCCAGCACGCCGCGCAACTCCGGCCCGTATTCAGTGACAATTTTGTTTGCATCTTCGAAGTCCAGCGCATATGTATTGGTGAGATACCGAAGTACCCCAAGGTGGTCACGCGGCATCTTTTCTACTACACCAGAGAGTTTGTAACTATCTCCATAGCGCGGGTGTGTTTCGAGGACGCCGTATGCCTCATACGAGCGCCCCAGGTCGCAATTCGGGAACGTGCCTTTAAACGTGATGATATGGTTTATCAGGTCGCCCTCTTCTACTCGTGCTTTTCCGATGCAAAATCCATCGCGCTCAAACCTGATTGCAGTAACCGAAAACGTTTTCAGGTGTACCTGTTGTGTTTTCCGTGCACCTTCCATGATTGCTCCATACAATATACATACCTGCGACAAACACGATATGTTTGTCGCAGGTACATACGCTTAAAACGGAATTTCTTCTGCCTGCTCTACTCCGAGATTAGCCGCGTCATACGGCTCGAAGCGCTTGACGACCAACTTGTCATCCTCGTAATAGCCTACCACCTGGATACTATCACCCTCCTCGATTTCATTCAGAGCCTTCTGCACCAAGCCTTTGAAAAAGACGGTACAGAACTGCTCTTGCTCGTCTGGGGTATAGAGCTTGAACCCCATCCAGGTGTTCTTGTCATTGATCTTCTGGTCAGTGACGATACCGACCATTGTCACCTCGTCACCCTTGCTGCCTGTGGCTTGCTGTGTGGGCTTCTGCGCCCCGTTCCTACCATTACCCTCACTAGCACTACTCCCGCCTTCATTGGCGCCCTCAGCGCTGCTCTCAGTGCCATTATTGAACCCATTTGCCCATTGCTGGATAGCAGGAAAGTCGTTCTCTGCTTTAGTCTTGATCTCTTCGCTCGTGAGGTAGTGTGTTTTAATGTACTCAGCGTCCGGCTGTGCAGGGTGCATCGAGACGATGGGCACTACCAGAGAGGTACTCTCTTTTCCGAAGGCTGTCTGCTCGCCCGGGCCAAGCCGCCAGACGATCTCATACAACTCGACAGGGTCAGGGTGCTTGCTACGATCAACAATACTATCGGCAAACTGGCACACCCGCGTATGATCTGCCAATGCCTTGAGCACATAATCAACCATCAGGCTGCGAGCGCCAATCTTAAATGGCTGCATGTAGCCGCGCTCGGCAAGCGGCTTGATGTATCCGATAATACCCAACAGCGCCCGTTCACCCTGAGGCCAGCGAATGCCGACACCTGCTTGCGCTGCCTTGTCCTTCATGCGCAGCAGCGCGCTCGTTGCTGTTGCGGGCGTGCCCATTGTGACCGGCAGAAAATCCAGGTTTTCACCCAGATCCCAATGCCGTTTCACGATTGGATCTGCGCCTTGCCGGGGGTGCTGCGCTTCAATGGTCGAGTAACCCGCTTCTTCCATAGCCTTATCAAGATTATGATCCTCGCCTGCGGTCACAAAAAAACCCACATACTCACTAAAACGAGCCTTTTCAGACTTGCGCGCCCTCATCAGACCATTCCCCCAACCAATGGCGGGGTAGTCTGTCTGTACGTTGTCAATTCGTCCGATTCCCATCGTTCTGTTCCTTTCGTGTTGCGATTATTACGGCTTCGGTTGCGGCCTGGGTGGTTGTGGCGCAGGCAGCGGCATGGGCGGGTAGTGAACGGTGTCATCGATGTACATCATAGTGGTACCTCCTCTTCGTCTACGCCCTGCGGCGCTTCCGGTTCAGGTTCCCAGATAATCATGTGGCACTCCGGACAGAACACCACATCATCATAATCGACCTCCGGTACAATCATCGCGCCGCAATGCGGGCATTCCTCTTCGGGGTCGTAACCCTCGTAGCCATCCATCAAGCACTCAGTGATGTACTGGTGATCGTATGCTTTCATATCGTCACCACCTGCCAGCGACACCACGTCGGGATGCGCCGATCTGTGCGCATCTCGTATGCTAGATCGCTACTACTGCCGCCAATTTCAATCACGGCTTCCCAGTCCTCTGCGGCTATCGCGGCTTCCAGTTCTGCGCGCAACTGGCGTAGTTCGGTGCCGTGCAACTCGTCGGTTGTGTTGAGGCCAAGCGTTTGCATAGCCTCAACCATGCTCCGCCATTCCATTGCCAGAAAATACTGGCCGCGTCCAGCCTTCTCCTCTTCTGCGATAAGTTGCAGCAGTTGTGTTATGTCCACGCTCATGACTTCTCCCTATCCTTCTGTTGCTCCTGGTGCGCCTGTGCGAGCGCCTGTCCGCTATTGCACTCCTGTTCCCGCTGTATCTCGTCTGCCCGCTCCAACAGGCGGACGGCTTCTTCTCGTGTGGTGTCTGCCAACTAATCCTCCTCTTTAAACAGATCATCTGTCACACGCATCCGGCCCGGAGGCATCAGCGGTGCGCTCTCGCGGCGCTCGCGGTCGGTTTTTCCCGTCGCCTGCAACCGCTTGAAAACAATAGCGTCCAGCGCCGCCTGCGCTGCCTGGCGCGTGCTGAAGTACCCTACAAGGTCGCCGTCCAGGTACGCGGCGTAGTCGCCTGTGATCGTGTCGTACTCAACGTGTTTGTGGTTCATTCCGATGCTCCTCTTTGTGTGGCGCCGCCCGTTGCGACGTACTGTTATTGTATCACACTATAACCGCTTTGTCTAGGGTATTGACAAAACGATTATGAACCGTTACAATAGACGTGTGCAGAGGGATGATAGAGAGGGGAGGGGATATGGCGAAGGTTGTGAATAGGTTAAAGCAATTCCGGCTCAAGCGGTCAGCAGATACGGGCATTTATCTATCGGTGGCGGACGTAGCGCGTGAAATCGGCTACAGCCGTACCAACCTGTTTCATTTTGAAAAATGGACAGACCGCATACCGACAGGCGAGATGCTGGCCCGCCTTGCAGATTATTACGGTGTCGAGCCGGGCGACCTTATCGGTCGCAATGAGGATATTGTAACAAAGGAGACGACCAATGAGTGAACACAAGAACGCCGCTGATTTTATCGAGAACGCCGAACGTCGGGCCGGTGCACGCTGGGACGATCCCGACAATCCGGCAGGGTTGTACACGCTGCTCGCCAGTGTTGCCCGCGCAATGGGCACCAACCCGCACGACGAACGCGATGATTACGCAGCCGGAATGCTGCTAGCACAACAGATACAGGATGAAATGACTGGAGAGGCCGCACGCAAGCGCGCCGCTGATGACATGCTTGTAGCCATGTTGACGGCTGGTATGTCGCCCGACGCGTTGGGCGACATGCTCGGCAAGAAGAAAGAAGGTTAAGCGATGACACTGGAGAACACACAGACGGGCGACCTGCTTTACATCAGCAATGGCCGCACATTCACCATTTCGCGTGCCACGCACGTCACAAAGAAACAAGTACATGCAGCCTCGCGTAAATTCAGTCGTGATGTGAGCGAGATCAGCGGCGACACTTGGGGCCTCCACTATGCCCGTCCTGCTGCCGAGGAGGATATAAGTATATGGAGCCGCTACTATACCCGTCCTGCTGCCGAGGAGAATATAGGAGAAGACAGGCGGCGCGCGCTGGCAGGCGATTTGCGCCGAGTGGAGTATCTGAATTTGTCGCTTGATCAACTCGAACGCATCTGGGATATTGTAGAGGAGGACACCAATGAATAACCCACCACGGCCCCCGGCAGAGACGCGCAAAGAAATCAAGGCCACTAACCTGGCCTTTAGCATGACAACGCAGGCAGGCGCAGAGGCGGTAACGGGGCCGCGTGAGCAACTGTACTCATTCTTGGCATCAAAGGGCTGGGAGTGGAATGGGCATGATTGGGTGCGTATGCCGCCCGTTTCGCCACAGACGGGGTACGCCTATGATGATACAGAGAGGTTTCCAGGATGAGTGAACGCGCCCGCGCCTATCGCGCCCGCCATCCGGAGCGTGTCAAGGCGTCACAACGTCGCTGGCGAGAGCGTAACCGCGAGCGGCGCCGCGAATACAGCCGCGAGTATAAGCGGCGCACTCAGAAGGACTACCGCCAGCGCCGCAAGGTTGAACTATGGAATGAGATAATAGGAGTGTACGAGCGTGCAGACAGTAATATGCGCTAGTTGTTTTTATCGTGAAGAACGTAACGAAATAGGACACGCGCAATGCCCCCGTTGTGCAAATCCGTCGATGGTCAGTCTGGATGTTGTCAGTGAATTATTTGATGACATACCAGAACATCCGCTGCCGTTAGATGATGTGGAGTCACGATTGTTGCCTACCAAAGAAACACAGCAAGAGGCATTGCAAGTCGCGGTGTCCACAGTAGAACACCTGGCACAAACGAACGTCTTGAGTTATGGCGGCGGCGTGCAGAGTGTTGCTATGTGTGTCCTGGTGGCACGCGGCGTCTTGGAGCGGCCTGATTACATTGTCTGTGCCGACACCGGGCGCGAGGCTACGTCAACATGGGACTATCTCACAGAGGTGATGCAGCCGTTCCTGGAGCGCTACAGGTTGCGCGTGGACATCGCGCCACACGACCTGAGCACCGTTGACCTGTACAGCCATAAAGGCGACGTACTGATGCCGATGCACACCAGCACGGGGCAACTGCGGACGTATTGCAGTGTAGAGTGGAAACGTCGTGTTGTGCTACGTTGGCTGCGAGTGCAAGGCGCGCAGCAGGCTGTCAAGTGGATTGGGTTCAGCTTGGATGAGCGCCGCCGCGCCACACTAAAACCGGATGCACAATGGTTCGAGTACCGCTATCCCCTGATCGAGCTGAACCTGACCCGACAGGATTGTCTAAACATTATCCAGGCAGAGGGCTTACCAGAGCCGCCGAAATCAGCGTGCTGGGTATGTCCGCATCGGCGCAATAGTGAGTGGCGCCACATCCGCGACAACTACCCGGACGACTGGGCAGCGGCGATTGAGTTAGACGAGGAATTAAGAGACGCCGCGCCACTGGACACAATGGACGATGACCGCTTGTGGTTGCACCGAGACCGCGTGCCACTGGCAGAGGCCAACATCGACACACCCGACAAAGGAGAGAACCGGCAGTGCGGTATGGGGATGTGTTTTGTATAGGAGATCAGGATGCAGATTGAATTACCATTTCCCCCATCGTCCAACACGGCATACCCAACCGACAGGAGCGGCGGGCGGCGCCTTGGTAAGAAAGGCCGTGTCTGGAAGGAAGAGGCGGCGCAGTTGCTCGCCATTGCGTTGCGTGGCTACACGGTGCCTGATGATAAGGCCATCATTATCACGATGCATGCGTATCTACCGAACAACGCACTGCGAGACCTGGCAAACTACGAAAAGTTACCCATTGACGCGCTGTGCGAGTATCTGCACATCGATGACAACTGGCAGCGTGTCACGGGCAATGCCATCCATTTCGCGGGCATCGAGCCGGATAACCCTCGGCTCGTGATCAGGTTGCAGCAGGTGCCGCGCCCGCTGCCAGTGGAGCGCCCCAGGAAGCGGCGCAAGATTATAAAGGAGACAACACAATGAACAAACACACACCAGCTCCCTGGAGGGAAGGCGTTGAATTTTGGGACATAGTAGCAGGCGACGAAGAGGATGAGTTTGTTATTGCCGGTATCATACATGTCGGCGAACCTGAAACACGCGAGGCGAATTCGCGCCTGATTGCCGCCGCGCCTGAACTGCTTGAGGCGTTAGAGGCAATGGAAGAAACTGTCAATCAGGTAGTATCTGGCATTCGCAATGGTAGTACCGTTGAATGGGTTGCGCTGCTCACAAAGGCACAAGCAGCAATCAGGAAGGCCACGGGTGAGCAATGAAACCATACCAGGAATACCGACGGTGCTCATGTGGCACTGTGTATATCATCAGCCGTAGCAGCCAGCGGTGGCGCTGTAAGCGTTGTCACGAAACGGCAATGCAACGCGAGCGGCGCGAGTTGAGGAAGGAGAGGGATAATGCACGATCTTAAGTGGTGGGTGCTCGCTGGCTTTTTTGCCTACATCGCGCTGTGGGGTCTGGGGGTGCTCGGATGACTACTACTCGAAGGGTAGCGAGTATCCTGGGCATCAGCGAACGCACTGTTCAGCGATGGGTGCAACACGGCATGCTATCGTGTCAACAGCGCTCGCCTGCGTACATCAGCGCGGATGATATTATCGAATTCTTGCGCAATCCTGATCATTGGCATCGGTGGAGCGCCGAGAACATAGCCAATGCGGATGTGCGTGTCTATGCGCAACGCGTGCGTGGGAAATGGGTTCGTAATGCAGTGTGGGCACGCCAGCACGACATATCGGAATCCACATTACGGGAGTGGCTTATAGATGGTAAGGTAGAGGGCAGGAAATTTGGCGGCGTCTGGTACATCTGGGATGATTGAGGCTATGCAAACAAAGGGTGATATGCTATTATGAGTATACATCTACTTATGATGTAGGCAGGCGTGGCTAGGCATGGCTAGCCTTTGGTGAGGTGTGGCAAGGCATGGCAGGCAGGGCAAGGCGTGGCTAGGTTAGGCTAGGTTAGGCGAGCCGACGGAACGGCATGGTTAGGTTGGGCTTGGCTTGGCGTGGATTTTATAACGGCAGGCAAGGCAGGGCGCGGCGGGCCCCGGCTAGGCAAGGCGCGGCGCGGCATGGCATGGCAAGGCTTGGATTTTATTCACAATAGGAGGCAACACAATGGCAGCAACAGCCAAGAAGGACACAGGAGTAGTAGAGGTACCGGGGATTGATATCCTTCGGGTGAATGTTCGGATTGTCGGTATGTCGGAACTGGTCATGCACGCGTGGAGTGAAAAAGCCAAAAAGGCGATGCTCGATAAGCAGATGGGGAAGGCGGCCCAGAAGCGGAGCGTTAAAGACCCACAGCAGGATTATGAGGAGGCGTTCTACCGCCTCCCCGACGGGCGCCCGTGCTTCCCGTCCATTGCCTTTAAGGCAGCTATCGTGAGCGCGGCGCGGCAAGTAGACGGGTTGCCGATGACGTTTCTGCGTGGTGCACTCCACATCGATGGCGAGTTTGTTCCCATCGAGGGCGAGCCGCGTATGAGGGAGGACACGGTACGCGTGGGACAGGGCACCGCTGATCTGCGCTACCGGCCCGGATTCCCAGAGTGGAGCGCCACGCTGCCCATTCGCCTTAATCGTCGCGCCTTGACGCTTGAGCAACTTCTGGCACTGATTGATCAGGCGGGGTTCTCGGTTGGGGTTGGGGAGTTTCGCCCAGAGAAAGACGGCGCGTGGGGTATGTTTCGGGTTGACAGCGTGGAAGTAGAGGAGAGGGACTAATGACAGAAATAGAACACACACCACACATAGAGGTTGAGTGCGGATATGACTGGATTGAAGGTGCATGGGTTAACCGAAAGTTAAAAAACCTGGACAGCGATACGCTCACTCGTGTAATGCAGCAAGGTTTTGATGAAGATGGCAATTGGGATGCGTCTCTGATTGCCATTGCAGCTCGAGAACCAGCACACCCTATGCATGACTTCGTGTATGAAAATGATCAGGCGGAAGCCGCTCACTTGTGGTACTGCTACAAACTACAAGAGGTTCCTCGTTCAGTTTGCGTGGTTGTCAAAGACATGCAAACAGGCAATGTATACAAGACCAACGAGCGGGCTTTTGAGTCAATGGGCATCTACGGGCGCTCAGAACACGCAAACAAGTATCGCCGTTTGCCGCTTACAATTTACTCCACAGAGCTCGCTCTCGAAGACACGCAAATGAAAAAGATGACGGTGAAACAGAAATCACCGCAACCTGAACCGCAGCCAGCGCCAGCGCCAGAACCGGCGCCCGCCTCTGGTAGCGTTCGGCTGCCCCCACCGCCGCCGCCTGCCATGCTTGAGGGCATACCAGAGAGGCATCGTGAGTCACTTCGTAACCTGAAGAAGTGGGCAGACGGGTTTCGCCGCTATGACTACTTTGCAACGATTGTAGCAGCCATCGACACATACCCCGACCCGGATTAGACACGGCAGGCATGGCATGGCTTGGCTGGGCACGTCTGGGCAAGGCGAGGCGCGGCCCGGCAAGGCTTGGGAACCTGGGCACGTTCGAAAACTGCCCACAAGGCAGGCAAGGCTGGGCAGGGCAAGGCGCGGCATGGCCAGGCCAGGCCTGGCAAGGTTTTTTTACAGAAGGGAGAGGGAAGTATGAAAATCAATCGCAAGGTCTGGCGTGCATTGGCACGCGCTCTGAGTGAGGGCACGCATAGTGCATGGGCGCGGTATGATTGGTATGTGGAGGAGAACTCGCGTCGATTTTTCGGGAGGATATCATGACACCACTCGCAGATCATCAAATTCGGGCGCTCGCTCACGGCGGCATGATCACGCCGTACAACGAAGCTGTAGGCGCGCCGGCTGTTTCGTATGGGCTTACGTCCTATGGCTACGATATGCGGATTGACGCCGTATTTCGCTATCCTCAGCGGGGTATAGCGCTCGACCCGAAACGACCCGAATTGGCACAATGGATTAACGTACAGACGCATGAGCAGGACGTGCCATACGCCATAGATCCGTATGTTTTCCAGGCAGACGGGCAGCCGATCTTTCTGGTCATGCCGCCGTATTCGTTTGTCTTGGGGCGCTCTGTAGAGCGGTTCCGCATCCCGCGCAACGTGACGTGCACGGTGTTGGGAAAGAGCACGTACGCTCGCAATGGCACCATCGTCAACGTGACACCGCTCGAACCTGAATGGGAGGGCCATGTCACGATTGAGATTAGCAACACCGCGCCGCTGGCGTCAATTATCCACATTGGGGAGGGTATTGCACAGGTGCAATTCTGGAAAGCCGATGCGACGTGCGAGGTGTCGTATGCGGATAAAAAAGGTAAGTATCAGGGGCAAACCGACGTAACAGAAGCGAGGATGTAATGACGAACGAACTGCAAGCCACTGTACCGCAATCCGAACTAAGGCGCGCTATAGCCACTGTACGCCCTGCTGTGGCAGGTAAATCATCTATCCCTAGTCTCACTCACATTCTCCTGACGGTGGCCGCTGGTAGGCTCAGGTTGGCCGCTACAAACCTGGAAATGAGCATTACTACCCGCGTCTCGATATTCTCCGGGACGCACGGCAGTATCAGCGTTCCCGCTCGCCTGCTGTCGGATGTGGTGGGCGGGTTGCCGAATGATATGGTAACGCTCCGAATGAAGGGCGCGTCTCTGCGCCTGGAATGCGGCCGTTTCGTAACCAACATCGCCGGGCTAGATGCTGATGAGTTTCCGCGCATTCCTACCACAACCGGGGAGGGTATCCCATTCCCGGCACCCGCATTGCGCGACGCGATAGAATGCACCGCATTCGCCGCCGCCACAGACGAGAGCCGCCCGGTGCTGACAGGTGTCTATGTTGGCATTGGCCCGGAAGGCGTCAAACTGGCGGCAGCAGACGGGTACCGCCTGGCTAAGTACGTATTAGGCACAGAGAGTATGCAGCCCCGCCCAGATCTGATCATCCCTGCCCACGCAATGCGCGAAATGGCTGGCATCATCGGGGATGCAGAAGGTACCGTCACGATGGCAGCTAGCGACAATCAGGTCGTTTTTGAGACAGGCGCAACCACGCTTGTCTCGCGTCTGATTGACGGCCAGTTCCCAGACTTCGAGCGCATCATCCCCAAAGAGCACACCACGCGCTGTCTTGTGGACACGCGTGAACTGGCGAAAGCCGTCAAGCTCGCGTCTCACTTTGCGCTCGCCAGTCAGGGCATCTTGAAGGTTCAGGTGCAGGAGAAAGAAGGGTTAACACTCAGCGCCAATGCCGCGGACGTCGGCGATAACCAGGGCACCATCGGCGCGATGATTGACGGCAGAGATAACGAGATCGCCGTCAATGTGCGGTTCCTCGCTGATGTGCTAGAGGCGATAGAGACGCAGCAGGTAGCATTAGAGTTGATAGGGCCGCACGCCCCGCTCGTGCTGCGTCCTGTCGGGGATGATCGCTACACGCACGTCATTATGCCGATGTCCATGCGGTAGTTTCTAAGTAATCTCCTATCATATCTCCCGAACCCCTTGACATAGCGATACACAATCGTGTACAATGATGTCAGTTAAGAGACAACGAACACACACAAGGAGACACACAATGTTCGCAATCAATACCACGGTCAAGACGGCAGACGGCATCGAAGGTACAATTGCAGACTACACACACGACGTTGACGGCACACGCATTGCGATTGTCGAAACTGACAATGGCACTGATATGCACACGCTAGATAGTCTGACGGCGATAGGTGTGAACAATGCGAACACAGAAGAGTATTTCGCACAGCGCGAGGAGCAAGCCGCTCATAGCGACACAGGAGACAGGACAATGCAACTCTACAACATCGAGTACACCACGACCGACGGAGAGCAGCAGCAGTACCAGCGCGGTTTCGAGAGCCGCGAAGCCGCAGAGCAGTTTTTCAACGAGCGGATTGCACCTGAGGGCGCCACATTGGTAGACATTGTCACGTGCATCATTAAGATTGATTTTACGGTAGAGTAAGTGCACCGGGCGGCGCGAGCCGCTCATGACAACATAGGAGATGACACGATGACACACGAACAACTCCAGCAGGCTTTTGACAATCGTCGCACGGTTCGCGCTTTGGTACAGGTGCATGACCCGGTACTGCATACGGTTCAGCAGCAGCAGATCATGGTCAATGGTAGCAAGGATGACAACGGGTTGATGGTTGTCACGGATGACGGTAAACACTGGTATGCGCCTGTACGTATGTGGGTAAGTCGAGAGCAGTAGAATGACTGACACCCTCACTTATCGCGAAGTTTCCGCGTACCTGAACATCCGCCCCGACTTCGTGCGGAAGCTCGTGCAACGCGGTAGGCTAGAGGCCGCGCCTGCCGTCGGGAACCGTGGCCGCGTCACCCGCGCCAGCGTCGAGCGCTACGCCGCCGAGCGAGGGCAGCGGGCGCGGAAGCCGCTGGAGGAACTGAGTGAGCGGCAACGGTACAGGCGGCAAAAAAAGTAATAGATGACTAGCGCCGCACAAAAATTGGTGCCCGGATTGTCAAAATTCCCTCTTGACAGATCAGTACACAATCGTGTACAATGGTGTCAGTTGAGAGACGCTCAATGAATACAGACAGGAGAGACACGATGAAGATCGAAGCTATGCACTACAGTAATCAGGACGAGATGATCCAGGGCATCATGGGAATGAGCGCCGAGGAACGGGCACAAAAGGTAGCGGAAACGTGGGAGGTTTGGACGATGGCGGATGGTGGCTGCGTCCTGTGCATTGCGCAGTACGTGGAGGCGAATGCCACGGACTACAGCGACGAGCTGGAGGTAACGTTTGATCAGTATTTGAGCGACTTCTTGCCTCAAATCGAGGCAATGGAAGAAGTGTAGCTTTAGCCCTCGGCGCAGCCGAAGCAGCGGTCGCAAGCAAGTATTTTTAGGAAGGACACACACAATGGAAAACACATACACAAGCATTCTGGCAGACGTGATGGAAAACGGTCTCGTGAACGTTGAGCAGGAACGCGAAGCGATGCTGGCGGAACTGGAAGAAGAAATCAAGTTCGCGTGTCACGAACGCGAGATGAGCCGCGAGTAGACACAAGAAGCCCTCGAATACGCACTGGAACACATCGGATAACTTTTATAATAGCAGCCCGGCTCCGTGGCATCGTAACGGGCTAGGAGGTACATCATGGGGCGAACATACGAGGAAACACTAAACCTGGCTTTGCAAGGCTATGGCAGACTGTATCGTGAAGATACTGAAGAGCACACGCGCCTCGTATACGATTACATCCGTGGAAAGTTTGCGGACTATGCATTGCCATCGCATGATCAGCAGATTGATCTGGCTAATCCCGCAGCCATGCCGCTAAGCGGGAGCACGACAATGGATAAGATGGCAGACTTTCGCCGCCAGAATGAGGCGGCTTGGGGCTGGTACGAACAGGCATGGCGTGATGAATTAGTGTCAAGCTTGCCCTATCGTATTCGTCAGGCAGAAGGATGGAGCGAAGCGTATTCCTGGGGCGGGCAGGGCGAACACTCATTATGCAATCGCATTGTTAAAGCCGCTCTGTCTCGTGATTATGATGATTTCAAGGGTCGTGCAAAGGAATTGACACGAGCAAATTCTCGCTAAAATAACAGCCCCGCCCGAGGCGTTGTATCGGGCTAGGAGGTACATCATGACAGAAGAAATGTTGAGGAAGGCGAACGAAGCGCTTGGACGATTGGCGCAGAAGTTTGAAGAAGAGACGGGGTGTGATAGCGCCTTGCTGTTCAGCAGGGACCACTACATAGGGCACGAACCCAGCTACATGCTGCTGCTGCGCGATGCTGTCGTGCAGTATCCGCAGAATGTAACAGGTGAGCGCGTTGAGTATCTGATGCAGCGCGTTGAGTATCTGATGCAGCGCTGCGAAAGCGAAGTTGAGATGGAAATTCGCGATCATCGCTTGGGAAACAGTTAATCAATCCAAGCAGCCCCGCCCACACCTCACAGCCCCGCTTCGGCGGGGTTTCGCTTTGTCTGGATTGTGTAGGATTGACACAACGTGTTATAATTAGCTTATGAGTTTGTTATAAGTTGTTGTGAGGAGGTGCTATGCACGTTGTGTATGATGATGGTGCCGGTCTGACAAAGGCAGGCGTAGCGGGCAATGGAATGCAGGTCACGGCGATACCAGCGCTAGTGTTGCCCGTTGATGCAATTGTAGATGAAGAATACCTATCGCGTTCTGATGTGATTGTTATCGGCTACAATCGCAGTCAGTACCTTGTGGGCGATGCGGCCCGCGCACAGGGCGCCACTGCCTATGCCACAAGCAATTACCGCTACACGTCGCCAGATGCGCGCATCCGCCTTTACGCCGCACTGTCCGAACTACTCCCGCCTGGAGAGCACACCATTCGGATGGTCGGGGGTGCCAACGCGGAAGCATATCGGGCATTGAAACGCGATATTCGAGACTTCTTCATAGGATCGCACGAGTTCACGCGAGCAGACGCGAGCTACCGTGTGAACATCACAGACGTGCATGTGACCTCGCAGCCGCGTGGTGCCGTGCTCTATTTCAGCGCACATACTCCTGCTGAATTGAAACAGGCACTCCAGAAGCGACCGCTCCATAAGGCCAACATTATTGGTATTGACGTGGGCACATTTACCACCGATTTGATCGCGCTCCGGCCTGAGCGGCGCGCCGATGGCAGCAGCGAAATGCAAGAAATTTACCGACGCTCCAAAGCGTTGCGGTTCGGCGTCCAGACGCTACGCAACAAGGTTGCCGAGTTACTCCAGCGATTGCAAGGCGCGCCAGGTCTGCCAGAACTCTGGGAGGTTGATCGGGCCATTGCAGAGCGAGTTGTGACCATTGACGGCAAAGACGAGAGCATCGCGCCTGAGATAGACGACCTTCGTGATAGTCTCTGGGCACGCGCACATGAAGAGATCCGCGCCCACTTCGAAGGGTTCTCAACGCATTATTTGCTGGTTGTCGGAGGAGGCGCAACAGATACGACGTTCGGCCCGTCCATTCGCGCCACATGGCAGGGTAAGTTGCCGATGGGGATGCCAGAAAAACACCCGCCGCACGAGGCGTCTGTCAGGGGATATGCAGACATGGCTGTACAAAAGTGGGGTAACGATGCCTGAGCCGCGCCGCTATACACTGCTGCTCTATCTGGACGATGAGAGCGACAACGCCATCGCTGAATGGCTCGACAGTCTGCCATTACGGAAACGCCAAAACGATGTAAAGGCAGCCCTGCTGCGCGGCATACAGCAACAGAACGCGCCACAGCCGCCACAGCCGCCTGATGATGATGATGACACGTTCACGCTCTAAGGAAACGATACTAGCGAGAGGGGACTATGATAGAAGATCTATACAACAAATTGGACGAACATCAGGAGGAGTCCAGTCGGTTATGGGATGCATTTCGCGCCGAACCATATGCGCACGATTTGATGGAAGCAGCAGAGTTACAGGACTGGTATGTCGCGGTGCATGAGGGTGTGATATTCGGTTGCTCTGCGCTGATTGAGCCAGGCGTATTGGTTCCTGTTTAATTGAGGCGGGAGGGGACTATGTACCAGCACAAAGAGGCCACCGCAACGCAGGCCGTGCAGGAACTCGCAGCCGAACGGCTGCATATTGACGCCAAACAGACCATACTCACGGCGGGCGCATCTTCTGCGCTCGCATTCCAGGGCACACTAGGGTTATTCGTGCTTTCTGCCGCAATCCCTGCGGGCGCGTGGCAATGGTACCCGCTCGGGTTCGGGTTGTGCGTGTTGTCGTTTCTGGCGTTCCTGATCCCGTATTTCACCTATAGAAAGTGGCGCTCCGATCTCGACTATGAAGCCGACCGCCGGGCTTTGATGCTTGATGCATACGAGGAAAAGCAAGGCGTCACTACAACAATCACCGCCAGCGAAACAACGATCACGGCAGATGATCCGGCCCGGCTGCTGCTGCTGCTGTTCTCGCTCTGGCAGCGACGGCACGAACACCCGACACCATGGTCTGTGCGCAGCCTGGAAGGGCCGCAATACCTGAGTGTTGATCGTCGCGTGTTTGGGACGGCACAAATCCATCTCGGACAGGTGCCGACGCGAGAACACGCCCAGCAAATTGCGGCCCGCCTGGAAAGCGCCCGCCTACTCTCAGGCAATGGCGAGCGCAGCACGCGCCGCTTGCAACCGCAAACGCTGGAAGAGTTTTTGAATTTGACTATACCGAGGGTACTCCGATGACAGACGATCAGCGACTAGCCATCGCCCGCCGCAAGTTGTATGGAGAATGGCGCCGCGCAGATTTGCAGCGCGCACTTAACATAAAACAGACGAAAGCGGGTAATTTAATTCGGGAATGGGAAATTGCAGGGTATATCACCGTGCGATACTCTAGTACGGCGCAGGTATGCGCGTGGGCAGCCGACGAACCCATGTCCGGAACAGCACAGACAGACGGACAGATACCCCCGCACACGCCCGCGAGCGCTCGCAAGGAGCCTTCCGTTTCGCTTCGGGATGCGGCGATAGGCGTCCGCGTGCTCGTGGTTGTGGTGCTCGCGGTTGTCGTACTCCTCCCGCTGGGCGCGGCGCTGCTGAACTGGCGCCCGACGGTCGTGGAGCACCCCGCCAATGTCCCTGCCATATCCCCGACAATTCCCGCCACATCTACGCCAGAGCGGCATGTACCAACGTTCTGGGCGCCGAATGGAGAGCCGTCTGGAGAGGTGCCCGTGTCAGCGTGCGGCCCCATTCAGGCCCGTTATGGGATGGCGTGGGGGCAATTGTTAGATCAGAAATGGGTACGCATCTGGGATTGTTTCGGTGCTGACCCGGCGCAGGTCGCCGACCTGGCCCCGACGCCGACAGCCCGCGTCGAGGTCGTGTATCAGCAGATACCTGTACACAGCCCGCCTCCCGCGCCAGCCCCCACCGCCGCGCCACAGCCTACAGCAGCCCCGGCAGACGTGGTACAGGTGAGCGAGCCGCGCCCGGTTGAGCCAGGCGGGAGTTACCTCGTGTGCCATCCTCAGGATGGATGCATCTGTAGCACCGTCCCCGGCCCGTATCAAGGCGACTGGCGCGTCGTGCTATCTGATATCAGCGAGGAAATGTGCATGCGCGAGGCGGGGTGGTAGCCCCGCCTGCCGCCACCACACCACTCAGGAGGCCGCCCGCCTCCTGGGCCTCACCCGAAAAGGCGTACTTGCAGCCATCAGGCGCGGCAAGTTGCGCGCCACAAAGCATGGGCGCGATTGGATGGTATCGGACGAAGAGATCGAGCGCTATCGACAAGAGCCGCGGCAGCGCGGCAGACCACGGAGGGCATCATGAAAACCGACCTTCATTTTCTTAACACAACCGCGCACGCGCTACGCCTGGTCGAAACAGACGTGGAAAACAACACGTTTGTTTGTGACGACGCAGTAACATTCCCCGATGGCCCATACCTTGGATGCTGCCAGACGCTCCGACAGGCATATGTGTTTGGCGAGCAACCAAACATTGTTAGCCGCTATAGCGTGGATATCTTAGATAGTAATGGTGACATTATCCAAGAAATAAATCTGAGCAAGTTGCAATTTGACGCCTTGCGTCGGGCGTTGGTTATTTAAGACAACACAAAGCGCGGCGAGGGTATGCTCCCGCCGCGCCCTGCTTTCCACATGCATTGCGCCATATCCGATGGCACAGCCCCATTATAACACAAAACGCCGCCCTAGAGAGAGGGGCGGCGTCTCGCGGTGAAGGTAGCATCAGGAAGTATCATCCACAGGGCTATTATACCACACTTCGAATAACATTCAACGTCGCGCTGTAATCTGCCGGTGTCGTCGCCTGCCCTTCCATCAGGTTATTTAACTGCTCTGCGAACGTCACCAGACTTCCCAACTGCGCCGCCGTGAACGGGAACCCCGCGCCGGTCAAATCGGCGTCGCTAATCGGAAGCGCGCCCCCACTGTTGTAGCCATTGTCAAAGTAGATCGCATACGCCGCCTGAAGTGCCTCGTGTGCCTGTGCAATCGCCGTGCCTGCGTCAACCATCGATTGCACCAATGTTGCCTTATCCATAGATCCTTTCCCTCTGATAGAACTCCCGCGCCACACCAGCCGGGCGCGCCACCTGGAACGGTTGCGGCTCGCGCACGGCAGACGGCGCCAGTTCCGGCGTGTTGCCTGCTGCGAGCCATCGCTGATACTCCTGCCAGTGTCGATTGCCAGGAGCGTCTGGAATGTGACGCCCGCTTGGGCGGTGGTACACGCCGCCGCTCTCGAGTAGTTTATAGTCTGCCATTGTTACAACTCCGCGTCCAGATAGGCCCGGTAGGCTGTGCCGAATGTTGCCCTGCCAACATCACCAGCAGAAGCACCAGCGAAGTCATCCGGCGTTGATTCATAGATAAACGACAACGTCATCACAGATGTTTCATACACGACATCAAACGTCCCAACTGTCGTTACGTATGGCGGAGAGCCAGGCGGATAGAATGACGCGTTATTACCTGTACCTGGAAAACCTGCCGACCACGAGGGATTAGTGTCCGTCACGGTTGGTGCTGCACGCATCTGCACAGGCAATAGCACAGTCTGCGCATAAATCTCATTGAGTCCCGCCCACATATACGCGGCAAAGTAGGCATTCCCCGGATTGAATACCTGAAAATACCGTTGACACAGCGCAAGCTCCATACCAATCGGACGCGTCTCGAATGGTGTGGTAAAGTTACCTTCGCTTACCTTTATCGCCTCATAATCCAGTAGAGTGTTTTGTGCTATGTCAGTTGTCACATAAAGCAATACACAGAGATTATTAAAACTACTATTTAACGTAACGGTATGACTGAAATCTTGCCATGTATTCGCAGTCAGACTGACAGACCCCTCTGTCCCTGCTACAGTAAAATTAGCGGCAAGTGTTACGGTAGAACCCCAGGAGGATATGAGATCGTTTGTTATGACATCCTCGGTGCCGCCCCATTGCACAACAACTACTTTTACTGTCACATTAGCACTGCAACGCAAAGATCCGGATAGCGTCACTTCATTGCTTCTCAGGTGTTGGCAGTTTGCCCCCTCTATATACTGTACCGTTCCTATTTGTTGGGATGTGGGATCGACCTGACCCAACCTTGCTGCATATCTTTGTGTATTGCCACCGATGCGTTGTATATCTACGCTATTAGCAATCTCTGATAATATTTTCCAACGATCATAACCATAGTCAGTATCATCTATTGTTGTGGGCGTAGTAGGAGTGTCCAACCTCTGTGCAATACCCCCATTTGGATTGAGCACAATATTTCGAAATGCCGGGTCATCAGCCCATTCCGGCGCCGTCTCTGCGCTGTTGACGGTGAGGCGTTGCCCTGCTGTGCCGATGCCGAGCCGTTGCAATCCAGAGCCGTCGCGATAGATGACGTCCCCTTCGGTTGTCGTCGGGTCTGTCAAACTTGATGCGTCATCGGGTACCCACTCGCCTGCTACGGCGTCCCACGTCACCACCTGGCCTGCTGTGGCGCCTGTCTGGAGGAGTTGATCAAGCCGGATATCGGCAGACGAAACAATATTTGCCGCCTGTTCCGCAGCCCGCCGCAATGCATCGCGAGTTTCCTCCTGGCTAATCTCTCGACTGCGTTTCTGAATACGCTCTGCAATGTATTCGATTTCGTAACTTTCGCGCCTAGTCATTGACAACCACCTCCACCAGCGCGGCAATGTTCGACAGCGCAGACACGTCGACCCGCTCTATTGTGGCGCCGTTCCAAATCCCAACTTCCGGCGTACCAGAGAAATCGAGCATGAGTGACACCAGGCTATTCGTCGCCCGATCTGCTCGTATCCATCCAATGGTCTCGCCTGACAGCGCTACAATGCTATAGCCTGGCGACGCGCTGAACGGGTTTGTCACCTCGTAAATACCCGATGCTGTCGGCCCGGCTGATCCCGCCGCGTACACGAGACGATTGTTGATCGTTGTCGGGATGGTAAATGCCGCTGGTGCCGATGATGTAGAGGATGACGGCCATGTCGCAACCTCGACAAAGGCAAATGGGAAGAATGCCGTTAGATTGATAACTGCGGCACTCCCGCGATAGTCTTCTTTTGCTAATAAATTACCCTCGTCATCAGTAAACACCATCTGGCGATTGTCCGGGTATCGATCTGCCAGGAACCATGCATTATCCGCTCCGCCTGCTGGTGATGGCTCTACGAGCGTACCGCCTGACGTGAGATATGCAACCCGATCGAGCGGGAAATTTTGACTGAGCACCAGATCGCCATCCTGGCCGGGGCCGAATGAGAGATACCGCAGCGGCGATGTTGCCGCGACCGTTGTTTCGCTGCCTGTAAGATCTGTGCCAATCAGCGCGTACACGTCATAGCCTGTCGTTTCCACATTGGATACCCACCGCCCAAGCGTCTCTGGGTCGTAATCAGCACGGTACAGATTACCCGATACAGTCGAGGAAACAGAAATGACGATCTCACTCCACGTCTGTGTACTGATTGTATAGCGCCACAGCGGGCTGTGCGACGTGGTGCCTGTTCGCAGTTTGCCGCCGCTATCGCTGACACTGGCAGCTGCACCGGCATGGATAACGGCGATCAATTCATCGGTGTTAATCGGATTGCCAGAGAGCCAGAGCACATGCGTGAGCGCCGCCGGGATGCCGCTATTGCGTAGCGTCGGTGTGCCACCCGTTGCGCTGTTATACTCATAGACACCCGCCGATGCAACGCCTTGCTGTGCAAGGAAAAAGGTGTATGATGGCACCACGGGCGGCTCACGTAGCGCGGCAAATCCGACACTCGTAGCGACACCCGCCGCGATTTGCTCCATACCTGAGGCGCCTTGCTGTTTGTACAAACCTGTCGCATCTGCAATGTACGATTGATTAGCAATTTCACCATCACGCACCATGCGTTCAGCATTGCCGCTCGCGTCGGTTTGCGCCTGTTCACTGGCAGTAAACGTCGTGCCGCTCAAGATCAATTCATACACCGTGCCATCGGACGATGCAACCTGATACCCGTCTCCGGCCAGGCGCGGCGTAATGGTTTGCAGATCTTCTCCAGCGGCGAACGTGATCGCGCTCCAGTCTGTTGAGAACCCTGCGTCCACAAACTGCACGCGCCGTGCATCAGTCGAGGCGCCGCTGAATGCGACCGCGCCCCCGGCAGCCGGGCCGATTGCAACATCTTCCGCAACTGCGCTCGCGTCCGGGCTGGTCACGACATCTGACCACGTTGCGCCGCCGTCCTCGCTCTTGCGGAGTTTGTTATCTATGCAGGCGTACCACAGGTCATCATCAAATGCGCTCACCACAAGCGCCTGGATGGCTCCTGTGCCCAGGCTAGCCGTCGCTTGGAATGTGGGCGCGGCGCTCTCGCCATTGCGGCTATATGCAATCGTGCTACCAATGCTGACAATAATAGTATTCGCAAACTGTGGATTAATAAACCCCTCGCCAACATAGATGCGTGTCGGTGTACCGCTCAGCGTCGCGATCAATTCCGGCGTCTCTGCAAAATCTTGCGGGTCGCGCCGATAGATGAGTGTCTCTGTTGTCGCGGATTTGAAAAACACACACCACAAATGACCAGCGTCGTTATAGCGTGGTACGGCTATTGCCACCGTCCCGGATGGCTGCCAGGTTGACGCAGGCTGATCAGGATCGTATAACACCTTCCACGTATCATCAATCACATAGGTCAGGATGCGCGAATACGTCTCGATAGTCGGATCGTCCAGTGTCAACGTTGCAGCAGGCGACGTGCCATTGCTATCAGTAACGGTCAGTTCGAGCGACGCCCCGGTCAGGCTACTGAATACGAACGTTTCATTTTGTTCACTGCTGCTGCCAGGCGTAACCGTTTCGCCAGCGCCTGCTGTTGCCGTCCAGCTATAGGTCACACTCTCGCCAGTAGCACTTGTGCCGCTACCTTCGGCATAGACGGTATAGAGCGGATCGCCGCTGCTGGTCTTTTCGTAGTCAATGCGATAGGCAATAGAGGCGGTGGGTAACTCGCCTTCGATACCCCCGATGGGTGTCAATGTGCCGCCGTCGCCATTGTCATCAGGCGGCGGCTCATAGGTCACATCGCCGCCCACGGCAGACGTACCTAGTGTGACGCTGAGCGTGCAAATTCCGCCCCGATTACTGAGTGCCTGGATACGGGCATACGTGGTCACATCAAATTGCAACTCAGGACAGAGCAACCCAATAGTTTGCCCTGGTCGCAATCGAGGATCAAGATCAGTCTCTAGCGTAAGTAACTCGGTCTTCCCACTGGCACGCCGTAGTTCCCGCTTGACAATGGCTGTGCACACGTCGTTATCCTGTGCATATTCGTATGTATCGCCTTTACTGATACCGCGCTCAATATCTGACGCAGTAAGTGTCGCATTGGGCGTTGTACCGTCCTCCAGTGTGCGGCCCTTCGCCGTGTAGGTTTTGGTCTGCAACTCATCAGAGGTATAGCGCCGCTTGGGTTTCGTAAATCCACGCGTGTCAGCAGGTAGCGCAAACTCGTTGCTGATGCCACTGGCATAGACAATACTCGAACTGGAACCAGGGATGGTCAACGCGGGAATAACATGCAGCGCACCGGATGCCCCGACGTACCACGTCAACCCACAGTATTTCAGTAGTCGATCAAACACTTGCTTAAGTGTCGTACCCGCCTCGATAATAATCTCGTCAACTGTCCCTAGATTGTAAATGCTGCCAGGGTCGAAGATATCACCGATCTCGCTATCGGCAAAATCTGCCTCAGTTAACACGTCTGTGATTGCGTCAACGGGGCTACGATCATTCCAGGTGATCTCGTTAACGCTCTCCTGTGCGAGTTTCCAGGTGCAATCCACCAGGCTGCCTTTGTTGCGGCGCGGCCCGGCCTGGCTCTGCTCAAATAGAAAATAGCCTCTTGCGAACGGGTACCAGAGGATGCCCGCCGTCGTGACGCACCCAACCCGCACATTCGCAGCCGTGCGGCTTGCTTCCAGTTCAATCGCGTCGGCAAACTCTAGCGGGCATGTCGTGCGCTGCCCAACGGCAATGGAGCGCGATGGGAACGCCGTCAAAATGCGTGGAATGCCATTGACGTAGCATTGCAGACGGTATTCAATAACAACGGTATCGAGCGGCCAGTCAGTCACCCGCGCATCCTCCGGAACGTCATCGTGCCATTGTACTCATCGGCCAGGCCGTCAATCGGTAGCACATCAAATGCCGTAATGATCACATCGTCATAACTCGTTGTGCCATCACTCCACGTCCCCGACGCTCGCACCTCGTGCGCCCGCTGGAGTGCATCAAAATGCGCGTCGCTCTCAATCTCGACATCTTGATCGAGGATGTAGCGCCGATGGTAGGTATGCTCTCTCGCGTAGCTACTGCCGATGTATTCCAGAATATCACTCTCTGGTTGGGCCTGCCAGATGCGGCGCGTACTATTGCGGGCGCGCTGTGCGAGGTACGTTCCGGAGCGCGCCACACCAGTATAGGGATCGGTGTAGCTGAAGGTGTAGGATATCATCAGGCGGCCCTCATTTCGGCCTGATCAAGCGCTGCATTCAACTGGTTCGCAAACTCATTCACAGCCTGCGTAACCATCGCGCTCCGGTTGCCGCCTGAGATGTTGAAGTTAAACGGCCCAATGGCCAGCCCGCCGCCACCGCCATTGTTCATGGCGGCAGTCAGGTCAGCAGGTACGACCGTAGCAGGCGCACCAAAAATAACATCCTCCGGCCCCTCTTCCCCGACGGTCACGACCTCCCCAACTGGCGGGCGCCCACCGCGAGCGAAGCCCCGCTGTCCCGTGATGACCTCCGCACCCTCTCGAAGATCAGTACCCCACTGGCTTAGCCACTCAGGTGGTTTGATGTTGCGTAACTTCTCGCCCAAATTGAGGATGTTCCCAATAGCGTTCTGAATAGCAGTTCCGATGGCGTTGAATGCATTAATGATCGGGTCGATGAAATTGGAGCGAAACACCTGGAACCCTGCCACCGCCGCCGCGAACGCCGCATCGATATCAATCCCAAACGCCGCCATAGCCAGCCTGATGATCTCAACGATCATATTGAAACCATTTTCAAACATCTGCGCGAAGGTCAGCACGAACTGGAGGCTAAACTGCTGAATGGTCTGCCACGCGCCGCGCCAGTCACCGTCAATGATCTGGAGTGCTAGCGTGATCGCGGTCTGGATAGTGGTCAATGCTAGCCCGATGACCGTGGTGATCTGGTTCCATGCCATGGTCAGGATGTTGATGATCTGATCGCTATTCGTCTGGATAAATGATGCAATACCCTGAAGCGCTGGCACGATGGTTGCGTTAATAAGTTGCAGTGCAAGCGATATAATCGTCGTGATCTGCTGCCAGGTTGTTTGAAAGAACGCCTGAATACTGGCGCCGTTCTCTTGCAAGAACGCCTGAATAATCCCGAACCCACTCTGCACGATGCTGGTGATGGCGCCGACAACTGCGCCGAATGTTTGCTGCAACATGGCCCATTGCTCGCCCAGGCCCAACGCTGCCGCGCCAAAACCTTGCGCGCCTGCCCTGGCCTGCTGAATGCCACCTGTAATGGCCTGGAACGCGGCCATTGCTGTGCCCGCAACCTGTTGCACAACACCAGCGAACTCAAGAAAACCACGCCGTAAATCCAGGATAAAAAGAATGGCAGGATGATCTTCGTCAAGCCCAAAAATGCCGCCGGTATAATCCCCGGTGATCAACATCGTCACGGCATTCAGAACCCCTTCCACGCCTTCCATAATCATCGGCATGTATTCAGATGCGACACGCAAGAGCGCCTGACCAAGCGGGAGAAGCGCTGCACTCGCCCGGCTCGTCACGTCTGCCCACAGTTGCCCAAAGTCCTGGTACTGCCGCCCGCTGTTGCGGATTTCATCCCCTAACCCTTGCACGCCTTCCAGGGCATCAGCAAGCGCGAATGTGGCATCGGCGCCAAAATCCTCAAACGTCGTGCCGAACGCCTGAATACCCGCCTCCTGCCGCTGGAGTGGATCTTCAATGCTTTCGATACTCGCGGCAATGCGTTCAAAGGCTTCTCGCTCGGTGATCTCCCCACGCGCAAACTGTTGAAATAATTCAGCGGTGCTTTCGTCGATGTCAGTAATAGCCTTGACAATCGCCGGATCGCGCAAGCGGATACCAAACTCGTTAAAGGCGTCGCCGATTTTGTCGGTGTTCATAAATCCAGCTTCAAGGCCTGCGTTAATCAGCGCAAGACTTTCCGCACCGTCAACCCCAAGCCGCGCAAAGTCCTGGCCGTACTCGTTGAACGTATCTTGCAAATCCCCGAACCGATCAAGGCCCATTTCCTGGCCTTCGATGAGTACCTGGAATGCATCCTCAGCGGTGCCGCCGAACTCATCAACCATTCGGGCAGCAGCGCGCCCGCTCTCGACCATATCCACACCGAACGCATCTGAGAGGTAGAGCGCCTCATCTGCAACGTCGCGTAACTCCTCATCACTCAGATCTCCCATGACGCGATCAAGTTCAGAGGTGCGATTGACTGCCGTAATCGCCGCTGCGCCGACGCCCGCAATGGCAGCAGTCGCCGCTGCTGCTCCGGCCACAACCGCGCCGCCTGCTACGGCTCCCACGCTACCCAGGCCGCTGCGAAGTTTACCAAGCGCGCCGCTTGCTTCATCTTGCAAGCGAACGATTAAGTTGAGTTCCTCGGTCGTGGTCACGTGTGGCGGTTCCTTCTGCCTTTGCCCTTGCGGCGATCTTCCTGCTCTTGTCGCTTCCGCTGTATTTCTTGCTGGCGCGCTCCGGCATTGATACGGGCGCTGAGTTCAGTCACGAAATCTGGGTCAAGCGCGTCTATCTGTTGTGGCGTCCAGTGATAGCGTTCAGCGAGCATGACGTACAAATCATAATGCCCGATGCGCTCCCCTGGCCTGACCGTCTTTTTCCCGTCCAGTATGAGGAGCCAGATTTCCTCTAGGCTTCGGGCGTAGGGATTGCTTTTGGGTTTGGGTCTGCCTCCGGACGTCGCTTCTTCTCTGCGTTGCGGCTACCAATTTCACGCAGTACCTTTTCCACAAGCGGCTCATCCGGGTCAAGGCGCAAGATGTTAGCCTTTTCGCAGGCTACATCTTGAAACGACGGCCCCGACCAACGCACCACATTGTGCACCAGCAGCGCGGTCTGGTATGCGCCAATTTGAATATCCATGCGCATCCCGCCGCCCATCTCCACACCATTCGCCTGCGAGAGGTGCACCGCCTCGCTCATGACGCGCTGTTTGGTGCCGAAGTCCATTTTTGGCTTGATGTAAATGGCGTCGGCTTCACTTTCTGGGAGGTGTTCGCAGCCGTCCGCAACGATGCGCACCGGCTCATTTGAAACAAACATTATGCTAGCCCCGTGGTTTGCAAATCGACCTGGAAATCGTTTTCGAACGTTGTATCGTACATCGATTGGATGGTTAGTTCCACCGTGCGGTTACTGTCGGCATACTCACCCCACTCCAGCATCGTCGCTTCTCCATAGGTGTCGACCTGCACATAGTGATAGTAGTCGGTGGCTGATACGTTTTCAATCAGTGGGCCATTGTGCCGCACGCGTACTTTCAATCGTTCGGCGTCCTTCCAGTAGTTGTATTGCGTGAGATCTGGCACTTCAAAGCGCAGTGTTGTGGTGATGCTACGCACGTTGCGCCCGGTATTGCTGAATGTGCGCTCGCCTGTCGGCCCGGTTGCGACGTATTTATAGGTAACGCCGGTGTTGATCTCATGGGTAGCACTCAGAAAGCGACCCGTGACAGCGGTCGTGCCAATGGCGCTACTGGTGTCTATCCAGATTTCCATGTCGGTGCCCACTAACAATGGGAAGTCCACAAGTGCCGGGAACGTAATCGGCCCCGACTCCTCACCCCACCATTGGCCCATGCCGTTGACCTCCATTGTGAGGCCGTCGGCTCCCGTGGCATCAGAGGAGAGCGTCAACGTATCAACCATGCTATAGCCCGCTGACCAGAGTTGCACCGCAGGATCACCAAAGACGATGGTAGCGCTCTTCAGTGTGTCGCTTGTGGTGTCAGGTTCGAACACGGCAAGATCGGCATCGGTGCCTGGTGTGGTTACAGTCGGGCTACCTTCCACTGCCATTTGCAGGATGACATACAGCAGGTTCAGATCAGCGGCACCGCTCAGGTTCCACTCAACCATCTGTTGTGCTGCAACCGATTTGTAAAACTCCACCAGGTTACCGAGTGCCACCTCAGGCGTGTAGCGTTCCTGTCGCGGCGTCACAAGCCGCTCGTTTGTACTCGCGATAATAGTCGGCGTTGTAATCTTGGTTCCCCGAACGCTCTCCAGTGCCAGGCCAAATTTTTCAAATGCAATCTCAGCCATTATGCCTCCTATATAATTGGCGTCTTATAGAGTACGTCCGCATAGATATCGAGTGCCCGATAGATCACGCCGCCGATGCTAACGAATACAGCCTCCATATTGTTGACGGTTGCGATACCGCTACTGATGGCGCCACCGAGGTGTGCATCGCTATCAATCGCCGCGGGCAGGGCGTCAACGTATGGGATTAACTCCTCTTCAGCGTGCTCATTATCCTGCCAGCGAAACACGAGCCGGTTTAACACGCGATAGGTTGCCGCTCTGATCTGCCCTTGTCGCTGCCGATCAACGCTATCAAGCAGGCTGTACAGCGTTGGCGTTTGATGGATAGCAGTCGGCTCATAGCGCAGCAGCACAGGAATGGGCGGCGAAACACCCTCGAATACCGTATGTAGTCCAGTCAGCACGTCGCGGTAACTCATCGGACATCCCCTCGAAAGAAATCCTGTCCTGTATCGCTCAGGATATCGCGAATACTATCCCGGCTCGCAGCAAGCCCTTCGAGCATGAACGGCTGCCCTCGTGTGCCGGGGTGCCTGACCAGTTTGGTGTAAATAATTTTGCTGCCCACCTTGAAACGCAGCACACTAGCGCGCCTGGGCCGGATGAGATGCGCCCGGCTGCCTTCATGCACGGGCCGCGCATAACTCGCATTCGTACCAACCACACCCCGGACGCCGGGACGCTCCACACGGTGTGTAATGGTGCGCCGCAAGTTGCCGGTCTTGACGGGCGTGTGGCGCTTGACGTTGCCTTCCACGACCGCAAGTACGCGGTTTAGTGCCTGCTCTTCGAGGCTGCGAAGGCGACTATCAGAGAGGCGCCGCTGAAGTTCTTCAACTGTTGCCATTAGAATACTCGCTCGCGATACTGGTCACGCACGCCAGCAATGACCATCCGCTGCTGGTTTGTCATCGCGCCCTGATACCCAACGACGGCGCCGCCACCCGGCCCGGTTTCGACGCCGATCACGTCGGTGAAAAGCGCCCGGTCTTTTGCGCGCCAGATATTGACCGCAACCTCTATTGTGACCTCAACGATGGAAGGCGGCGGATCACCATAGCCCCAGGCAGCCGTTACACGGTAGCGGCGATGCCTCCACACATCATCACGATACAGGTAGCGGTGGTTGTCATCGTCTACATCGTAATCGGTGCCTTCCACATAGGTTGTGGCTGCATCGTAATCGGTCAGGCTTGTGATGGTGCCCGCTTCATAGTGAGGCAACGTCAACCACTTGGAGCGCTCAGCAAAGACAATCTTTTCGCTGCTGCTATAGCCTGCGAAGGAAAAGCCTAGCGCCTCATCAACGATGTCAGTAGCGCGCTCCAAAACAGCTTCAAGCAAGTCATCGGTTGCGGGTTCGATGCTCACATCGGGTGATGTGCCGCCAGTTAATGCACTCCCGTCGCCGGTGAGCGGGCTGGCGTCATTGCCTGCAACGAGCACCACATCCCATGGGCCGCCTGCCGCGCCCGACACACGCGCCTTGCCACTGCCGATAGTGGAGAGCGCAACGAGCGCCGTCTGCACAGCGGTTGCCGTCGCGTCATAATCAATTGTGGCTGTCGTCTGCCCTTCGTAACTCAGGGTAAATGTGCCGCCTGTCGGTGCGCCGGTTAGCGTGACGCGCTGCTGTGCGTGCTCTGGCACTTGTGCAAGATACTGGCGCAGTTGGGCAACCGTGGCATAACTCATAATGGCCTCGTGATCAGCGTGATGGTCTTGTCATCGCTCGTTTGTGCGGTGCCTGTTGCAATCTGAATGTAGCGCCAGCCGTGCCAGTCTGTTGGGTCGAGCGCCACAGCCCGCGACGCAACCGCCTCAGTCGCGGCAATAGTGACCTGTCCAGACTGATTGTAGAGCGCTACGAATGTGCTATTGTCTATGCTGACCTGGAATGTAATCGCGGCGGTTGTGTAGTTTGATGGCAGCACCAGCCCGACCAATGTATCGCCGCCGATGTCGGCAACACTGGATAGGTCATTATCTACTGAGATGTCAATCAGTACGGTGTTACTGCTGCGCGCCGGGCTGGTCGTAAAATCAACCTCTTGTGATGTTGGCATTAGCGGAACTCCTGCCAGGTTATGGTACCGGCGGCTGAAGGTGATCCGGATGTTGCAACGACATATAGCGCAATGTATGCCGGGTTCGCTCCGGCGTTTGACGTGAGCGGGCTGTTACTCCCGCTTGCATCTATCGTCAATGGTAGTACCTGTGTCAGGCGCGCACTCGTTGCGGTGCGACTGTTGCCCGTGCTATTCGAGGCAACCAAGCCGCGTGCTATTTCATAGCCGCCTGTCGTGCTGATTGCTGTGCCGGAGGCGTTGACCTCTACACCGCTCGCGTTGTTTGCGGCAGACCATGTGCCGCCGGTGACCGGGTTGGTCGTGCCGGGCGGATAATAGTAGGCACGCCACTCAACCGGGTCAGTTGCAGTACCGATAGTAACCTCGGCAGCCTCTATTTGGATACGATTAGGGATGCTATTGAATGCTGTCGCCGGGCGAATAGCGACAAGACATTCGGCAGTTGAGACGGCGATAGGCGACGATCTTCCTGCACTAAAAACATACCCCGGCTTATCAAAGTAGCCACCCTCGGAGGCGATACCGCTGCAAAACTGTGTCAGCGTCGGGGTACCCGTGATCGCGCCGCTTGCGGCTATTTCATAGCGTAGCGGCAGCGTGGCACTCTGCATATAGCTCGCGCTCAACACATTGGCGTGGTGCATCGCGTGGCAATACACGATATGTCCATCGATGTAGACGCCATATCGGACGGTCGCAGTACCAAGCCAGCCATAGTCAATTGCCCATATTTGATCATTTGCCGGGTTCAGTGTGGCACCGCTGTTGCCTGTGCCGTCCAGTTTATCGAGGTTCCATTCCGCCTGCACCACAGCGGTATCCACGACGCTGCCTGATGTTGAGGAGCGCCGCACAACTGAGAGCGTCCCATCGCCTGCCTGCTGAAAAAACAGACCGTTTGCAGCATCGAATTGCCCGATGCGTTTGGTGACGTTCGTACTTGCCTCCCCCAGCGTGCCAGTCATCGTAATAAATTGCGAGCGGCCTGGCTCGTATGGAAAATAGCGATACGTCTGTCGCACGACGTAACCATCCGTACCGCTCAGGGTCATGTCCACGCCGCGAGTATTGCTATTGTGGTTTGCCGCGCCAGAACTGGTGACGCTCTGCCAGATGAGCGGTTCGGCGTCGTAAGTGCCGGGGCTGCTAAAAATATATTTCGGCTCCGAAACTCGGAGCCGATTGAATGCGTCACACGACAACCCGGCATCAACGGCCAAGCTGTAACTCTGGTCAAGATTGTCAATCATCCGCAGGTCACGCGGCGTTGTGCCGTCGCTATCAATCCAGCGGGTTGTCGCGTTTGCCATAAATTACGCTTCCTTTGCCCACGTCCCCACAATGGACGTAATCCACCAGCCATCAACACCGTCGCCGATGATGGTCACGGTGTCGCCTTCGGCGTCGCTCGCGGCAGTGTTGATGAGATCCTTATCGTCTACACTGGTCAGCCCATTGCCGTGGATAGCATCGGCAGCAGCAGGCGAGACGCTGAAGCCTGTGGTTGTCGAGAGTGTCTTGACGATAAAGGTGTACGTCACACCTGCCACCGTCGCTGGCAGCGTCGCAACCACATCAGCAGCATCGATGATGATCGTCTTGCCGCTATCAGAACTGGTCAGCGTGAAGTTCGCATCCTGCGTCTCGGTGGGCGACGTGGCCCCACCAGAGACGCTGAGCGTGCCGCCGGAGACGATGGCAAGCTCGCCCCCAACAACCCACCGTTCTCCGCCTTGCTCACCATAGTTTATGGTGTTATACGTCGGGTCTGTCATTAGGCCGTCCCCTCCGCTGGTGTGACGTGGCGCTCGAAGGTCACGAGGTCGTCTACGTCAATCGTAGTGGGCATCGTGCGGCTGTTAAAGCGCACATACACTGCATCCGCTACCACAGCATTCGCGGTGCCGCGATCAACGACAATCCGCACATACCGATCTTCCGGCTCTACCAGGCAGGTCGCAAAAACCTGCTCATCATCATCATCGGCAATGGTGATCGCGGTGCCTTCCAGGTCAGCGGCGTCGCTCATGTCGCTCTCGTTGCCCTGCTGCCATTTAATGGACGTAACTGCTGAGGCAGTAATAGTGCCCATGCGAACCACGGCAAAGACACCGCAAAAATTCGCCATGTCGCAGGTTGAGCCGTTGATGTCTGTCGTGCCTGCTGCGCCGTCGGTTGGCGTGACGGCGCTCTGGAATTCCATTCCGGTCGTAACATCAATCATCGTGGTTCCTCCTATGCCTGCTTCAGGCGAACAAAGGCATCCTCAAGGATTGGTTGCCCGTCTGTCTCCATAATGGCGATATAGCCCGTCTGATCGTATTCGGCGTACTTTTCGATGAGCACCTGGATTTGCAGTTGCAGACTGTCGGCGATCATGTAGTATTCCATATCGCCCAACAGGATCGTATAGTCGCCTGTGGTGATCGTTGACGGCGCATACTCACTCACGATGTACGGCATTTCCAGGAGCATGTCAGGGCGTCCCATTGCGATGCCGGGTTCCCAGAGGTAATCGCCGTCGCTGGTTTTCAACTTGCGCACCGCCTTGAGAATGTTACGGTGCAAAACCCAGCGGGCACGCCGGTGATATGGTTCCCGCAGCGTGTACTTCATATCGATCAATTCGTCGGCCTTGATCGATGTGGCACTAGCAGCGGTTACGTCGCGGCTCGTGCTGATGCCCTGATCGCTTGCTACGAACATCCCAAGCGGCTTGTTATGCCCATCGCCAGTGAGGAACGCATTTTCTTGCGTAATGGCGAATTTGTACGCGATACGGCCCTGGACGTAACTTTCCACGTTCTGGCGTGCCTGTCTGATCAGGCGGCGGGAAATCTTCACGCCTTTGGTCAGGCGATGCGGCATAAGTTGGCGCTTGCCGAATTTGGCGGTTGCGCTCACGTCGGCTTCGGCCAGTTCGGTTGTCCAGTCAGGATTTGCCGGGTCTTCGTCCAGCGTGACGACACCCAGACTACCGCCCTGCGTAACCTGCACCACATTCGCGAACTGCCGCACATAGACAGTGTTATCGAGTTCTTTGATAATCTCAGCGGTAAACTGTTCGGGTGCGAGCAAGTAGCCGCCTTCAATGTCGTTGGTCGCTGAGAGTGTCTTGAGTTCGCTACTGCTCATGCGGTGTGTGCCGCTCACCAGTGCCTTGCGGAATACGGCCAGGTGCGCCGCGTCCTTTGCGGCAGGGCTTTCGGCGCTGTCTCCATCGCCAGATGTGACAGGCGTGGGTAGCGCGTTGACTGGCTCGTTGATACGCGCTTCCATTGCGGCGGCGCGCTCCAAGCGCTGGCCTTCGGCGGTCTTGGCTTCGGCCTGATCGAGCAGGTTGTCAGCTTCGTTCTGCTTTTCCTGTGGCATATCCTGGCCGTCGTATTCGTCCAGGATTGATTTTGCCGCAGTGTACAGGCGGGATGCCTCTTCGAATGCGGCTTTTACGTTTGCGTTCATTGCTTTCTCACTCCTGCGAGTTTCATACGAAGTTCCATTGCCCTCGCGCGTCGCTGCAAAGTGAGTGCCTGATCAGGCGGCTCGGCTTTTTCGTCGTCGTCGGGCTTATCTCCATCAGTCTCGCCATGCTCCATTCCGTAATCGGCTCCAAGTTCGTAGGCGAGACGGCAGATATCATTGATGCGCCGCTGGTCAGCGTCGTTATTGCGACGGCCCGCTTTCGCGTGCTGCTCCATCGCGTCAAGCAATGATGCGAGATCAGGCAGGCGCTTGCTTGCAGCCGTCGCGTCATTCGCACCCCAGACCACGTCACTGGTTTCCAACAGCCGGATCTCTCGGAGGTTGCGCACCTGCTCACCGTCCATTGGTTCGTAGTCAAATTTGATCGGTTCATAACCGATACTCATTTCGGTAATTGCTCCGGCCCGAATGCCTTCGAGTACCTCATTGCCGCGTGGGGTGTTGAGATAGGTGCGAGCGACCTCTAGCCCGCCCAGCGCGCCGGGAGCCATCTCCAGAACCATCGGGGGCAATTCGTCGCGGGGTATTTCTCGGATGCCTTCAATGACCGCAATGGGCGGCTCCGGGTCCCAAAACAACCCATTATGCGACCAGAAGTGCTTCAGACGGCGGCGACCTTCCTGGAGTGTTTTCGCAAAGGCACCAGGCCAGATGATATCACCCTGGGCATCAACATTGCCAAGTACCGAGGCAATGCCCGTCACTGTTCGCCCGGTAATCTCCTTCACGGCGGCAAATTCCGCAACCTTCTGTTCTGCCATCCTATTCCCTGCCTTGTCTTGCTCTTCGTCTATGCGGTCAAGTTGATCTCGCTTACGTTCTGACCACGCACGGCCCTCATCACCACCCCACAATTGCCATGCGATGTGGGCATTACTCGGAGGCTCGCCATCGCTGCCATCCTCGTTGACATGTTCGGTGTCGTGACGCGGCCAGTAGCGCGCAATCTGGCGGATCTTTTCAGGGCTGGCATCCTCTTCACGCACCAGGTAACGCGCCGTACCGCGCCCCACATCAGTACCACCCCGACCATACTCCTCAACAAGATCGAGACCGCGCTGTGCATTCCGCTTGACGGCTTGCGGGATGCTTAGATCAATATCCTGGCCGCGATACGTCGCCACAACTAACCCTTCGTCTGAATACGATGTGCCGGGCCTACTGACACGGGACGCTTGGGACGCTTCAGGAGCGCAAATTGAGTGCCGTTCGGGCCGTCGAACACGCGAACGATCTCCCACCCATCGCGGCCATACTCATCAAGCGTCACGCCGTTCGTATCGGCGGTAGCGTCGTCGTTCAGGATGATGGTCTTGTATTGCCATTGCTGCATGATGTATCCAAACAAAAAGCGGGCACCCGCCCTCCATCTGGAGAGTGAGTGCCCGCTGAGTAGTTACCCGGTGAGCCGATTATTCGACTATGCTGCACACATTATAGCATATCCATAAAACGCGCTGCAAGTGTCAAGCCGACCATGTTCTCTGCTAATCAATTTCGCATATAGTATTCATCGGCATCGTTGACATGCCGCCACCAGGTAACCATGCCGCTTCTCGTCTCACCATAGATTGCCCCGTCTGCCCGATAGATAGACCAGCACACATCTAAAATGCCCTGAACAGTTGGCTTGATCGCATCAAGGAACGCAGCAAGGGCACATTCCATAAACGCCATTGCCTCATCTGCGAATGATCGCAGGGTGTCGACCATGCCAGCCAGCCACGCCTGCTCTTCAGCAGTCAGTGTCTTACCAGATACTAGTTTTAGTTCTATTTGTTCTAGCATGATTATCCCTTCCTTTTTTTATCGCGCTCTGTCATCAGGCCGATCATGTCCCCTCCCGTCTCGGCGGCTTGGGTAGATGTTGCCAGTAGGACACCTGCACGTTTGTTATCGGACATCCTTCCCCTTCGAAGAGAAACGATACCCCTATCCAGGCGTAATCTTGCGGCCCTGGCCCTTGACGCACACAACGCGCAAGGCTGTAGCCTTCGGCGCCCCACGTGAGTACAATTGTACGCGGTTTAGGCAGGGCATCATGGACGCTAATCCAGCCGGACCCCTCTGGCTTGTGCTTGGGCGGCGGCGGGGTAGCCGCTCTTTTCTCAGGATTATTCCACCACTCCCACGACATTCTAAACCTCCACTTTCACCCAACACGCTCGTAATCTTCTGGCGGGAAATACGTGCGCCTGACATACCCTCTACACCCCTCCCCTCTTCGTTGCCGACAGTGGCGCATTCAGGAGCCGCTCTAAGGCGCGCAACTCGATGCGTATAGCCTGGTACCGGCTTTCCAAGTAGCGGCGCTCTGGCGTGCCATGCTGCTGCTGTCGCATCTCCTGGTACACCTGCTGCTGCTCTGCTGCCAGTTGCGCATAGCGCGCCTGATGATCATAATCCATTGTACCACCTCAGGCAGTAACCACGGGCGCGAGCGCGCATTTGCACGCCGGGTGCGGGTCGCCTGGCACGCGAATGCCCGGCGCGAACTCGCCACCGATAGGCGCGGTACGCCCTGCCAGTGGCTCGCAAATGGGGCACGGATTAGACACTAACCATTCTGTCTCTTCAATACCTCCATCGGCATACCCCAACAGACTGCCCTCAGAATAGGCGCGGGCTGTTTCGGTGCGAGCTATCAGGCGGGCGCGGTTCGGTGTCTGGATTTCGTTCAGTTTCAAAATTTCAGCGGCCAGATCGTCAATACTCCAGCCCTCCTGTGCTGAGATGCCCACCAACGCAGCGATATCATCGCGAGTTGTGTCGGCTACCCGGCTCACAAGTTGCGCCAGTTCGCCGAGTACTTCCTGCACATTTTCGTTTTCCACATCAAACAGAAGATCCATCCCAAGCGTGTCGGCAGCGTCCCCGAAGGCAAGTTCTATCAAATCCACGTGAAATCCCCGTATCCATCCGGTAATCTCACTGCCGTCGTCCAGTGGAATTTCGGAGGCCCACGGCGGAAGGTCGCGTTTAACCTCAGGCAGCAGTACAAGCGCGTGATGATGATGGCCATTCGTGTCGTGCTTGGGTGTGAGCAGATCAGGCGCGGGCGCGCTGCGTTGCTCCTGTTCGGGCGCATTGCCACGTATCCAGGCTGCTGCTGTGCTGTACTGATCGCTCAGGTACGCTGTGGCGCGGCGCTCTATCCGGCGTTGAAGGCGCTCGCGACGCACGACACTGGTTTGTTTGATAGCAAGCGGCAGGGCCTTGCGCTGTGGCGTAGTGGGCAGGGCGCGCTGTTCCGGTTCGGGGTCAGGCGGGGTGAGCATTGCCATCATTCCCGCCGGGTTGCCAGTTACATACACAGATGAGGGTAGATAGAATACATCACCCTGATCAGTATCCGCGTAGCCGCGTAGCCGTCGGTATTCGTTGAGCGTAAGCGCCCCCGCCTGGAACTCAGAGAGTAGGAACGCCCGCCGCTCTTCTTCACTTTCTTGGAGCGCTTCCACCTGACCTGTATCATAAGTAATAGTCAGGCGCCGGTCAAACTCTGGAATGAGATCGGCCTGAAGTTCGCTCTCTACGAGACGCCACAAGGGAACCAGGGTATCTTGGGTAAACGCTTTGCGCGCCTCGCTATAATTAGCAAACGTGCTGCGCTGCAAACCTGCGTTCAATCCCGCCACAATGGGCGGCACACGTAATGCCGCGGCGATGCGCGTTTCGGGGATGGTCGAGAGCGCTTCAAAGGCAAGCTCTTGCAGATTGAGTGAAAGCCGCTGCACCTTCGCGCCGCCGGTCATAATAGCCACGTCGCCGCGATGATCGCCGCCGTAGCGCTCTCGCCATTGCTCCTTAATGCGCTCGCTCTCCTGCTTTGTAATGTCCGCCTCGGTGGGCATTTCAATAACGGTGCGCGGGATAGCATCATTTTTCAGCAGCGCGAACAAATAGCGCGTCGCCTCGTTATCGGTGTCTGTTTCGCGAGCGGCGGCCCGGATAGGCGGCTGTGCCATCCAGGGCTGGTCAGGATCAATCGCGGGCCATTTGAAGTGGATAATATCCTGCGTGTTAAGAATAGTTGTGCGACCGTCTCCGAGATCGTATTCATAGTGTTGTATCCAGGTATCGCCGCCGGGTATCGGCGTGATATGTCCCGCGTGATAGGGCCACAACTGGACGACGCGCCCGGCGCCATTGCGCACCTTGTACCAGTAGGCGTTCCCGCCCAATGCCATATATTGAATAGTATAAAGCATCAACTCTTTCTCACCCATGAGCGGGTTAGGGTTCGTGAACAGGCGCCGCACGGGGTGATCTGGCAGCGGCTCGCCTGCCTGACTTACCAGTATCGGTGGTTCGGGGAAGGCAAACGAAAGTGCGCTAATGCACGCGAACAGCGCACTATTCTTCTGGTATCCGTCGCGGGTCAGGCGCGTGAATGTCGGAGTTAAAAAACTATCAAAAACCCACGGAGATACGACGGGCAACCCGGCAGCCTTGACGATGGTACGCGCCGCGTGCTTGCGGAGCCAGTTCGGGAGAAGTTTCATAGTAGGCCGATGCCTCCTTTTGCCAGGGCGCGCCAACTCCAAAACGCCGCGTCTACCAGGTCATACGGCTTTGTTTTGGGAAAACGGTTCAACGCCGCCTCAAGCGTGGCGTGTGTCCCAAGAACATGCACAATTTCGCCGCGCTCATAGGCAGCGAGCATTTGCGCAGCCCGATGGGCCTTCGGGCCGATGCTGCCTGCTGTGGCACTACGGAAGCGGGGCCGTTCGGTGTCGTCAGTAATGTGGGGATACTCATCGCCATCTACTAACGACTGCCAAGCCACGACCACCACCGACCGCCACGTATCGCCGCCCTGATCGGTTTCAATACCGATGTGATCGGCTCCGAGTTCAACCGCCTTAAGAAGCGCCGTCTTGATCGTGTTTTCGGGTGTGCTGCGCTGTTCCCAACTCCAGAGGCGATACAACGTACCATCCTCAGCAATGCCGTCGGTTTGAATGCCGTTTGCATCGCTCTGGTCAGTACTTGTAACTGCCGGGTCGCACCACACCGCCACGCGCACCAGATCAGGTACGTCGGCATAGACACAATGGCGGAATGAGAGATGATCGAACATGCCGCCCGCAGGGGCGCGTACATCGTGCTGGCACTCACTCAGGAACGCAGAGATGCCCATGCTATTGACCATCTCCTGACACGCTGCCAGGCTTTGCCCTTCCCAGGTTGGGGTGCCAGTTATGAGTACCGTCTTGCTGTTGCGTTGTTCATAAGCGAGGTCACACAAGGCCGGATGCGGGCCGCTCGTGATGCGGTCGCTGAGCCAGTCGGCCCGACCGTCTGCCAGTTGCGCGAATATCCCATCTGGTAGCACGAGGTTTTGAATAGCGAGGATAGCAGCATCAGCGCTGCCAGCGGGGAGAAGTTTTTTAGTGATGGTCGCAATTTTTTTCTCGGTCGTTGCAGGCGTGTCGTGCTCGCCGTCCAGATCGTCAAACACCAGGAGGTCGGGTCGTTGCGCCTCCAGTTTGACGCCACGCGCCGCCGTATCAAGGCCCAACGCATCAACGGTATAGCCCTGTGCGGTGCGCAGCCGGTTGCGTCGCCAGCCTTTAACGTTGCCGTGTTTACCGATAGCCCGATCTGCCAGTGCCGGGTAATGGTGCGCAACGGCATCGGCTTCGAGCAATGCGGCGATATTGCCGACGTGATCATCGGCCTGCTCCTGTGTCTGACAGATGTAGAGCGCATAGTGTCGCTGGTGCCGCGCTCCAAGCGCGACAGTTGCCAACTCTGCCGATGTACTTTTCGCGCCGCCACGCGGCCAGATGGCAACGAACGGATGCGGGCGCTCGCCTGCCTGCACACACCAGACCCATCGCCAAAACTCCTCATGATGCGACGCGAAACCGTGCTGCACATATGCTGGGAATAACGTAGTGAGCCAGGGCGCCCATTCCAGAGGGGTAGGCACGTGCTCACCCGTCGCCTGTGGTGCGGCGCTGTTCGTTAGCGGCAATAATGGCGCCGATGGTTTCGCCCGGTAGGAGCTTGTGGAGGAGTTCGATTGATTTGGTAACGCTATCAAAGTCATCAGGCTCTACACTTGTCTGATCTAAGAATGAATACAGACGTTCGATGTATTTTTCGACAACACCCATGTACAAGGTTGCGGCCCGCTCTCCCTGCC